GCGCTGTGATAATATAGTTCATATTAACCTTAGTTGTATCTGCATTAGGTCTAGTCATATTTTCACATAACTTCCATTCTAATATATTATTACCTAACCCTAAAACCTTTGCTCCAGAATAAAGTACTTCAATAGATCGGGATGCTTTTTTAAAATTATCATTATCCGGAGGGTTAAAAGTATCCTCTTTAGATAATGTTTTTTCTAAACCTTCAGGTGTCTGTTTTATTTTAAATACTTGATCATGATAGGTTTTGTATTCAAAATATAATATTTGTACTTGATCTTGGGTACTTTGTCCCCAATAACTATTAGTATAGGAATTTCTTCCCGGGTATTTCTGTATTTCTTCTAATTCTTTATCTGTAAGATGTGGAAACTGTCTTTTAACTTCAGATAGTGACATATTTTTTACTTCCCCTACATAATATATGTTTTCAAAATTAGGGTCTTCTGTATAAGAATAACAAATATTAGCAGGATTAACATAATCTACAGTAACCCCTTCAGATAAATTAAAACTTGTTTTAACACAACTTATACCTAATACAGTAAGATCATAAGCTAGTTGTTTTTTAGTTTCATCAAATTTATTATAGTCTAATATATTACTTATTACCTCTTCTTCAGCTATTTCTATACTTTGTTTATAACTTAACTGCATATAAAGATCTAGTTCTTCTTTACTTGCTGGTAAAGTCTCCGGGGAAGCAGAAGCAGCTAAACCAGTAACACCAATAGCTTCCATTTGACCTAATATTTCTTTATTATATATATCACTTAAAGCATTTGTTGCAAAGTTGGTTCTTTGTTTTATAGCAAAAGGATCAGTTGCATATGATTTTATATCATACCCTTTTTCAGTCATTCCATTAACAACAATATCTACAAACTTAGATAATATAGGAACTGGTTTCCAGTCTAAATTAAGATAAGATAAATCACCATTTATAGCTAGTTCATCTTTATATTTTTGAACTGGTTGTTCACCCCTTGCATATAATCTTAATCTGTTAAAATTTTGGAAATTATTAAGAAATCTATTTTGTCCACTATTATTTCTAAACCACTCATGTTCTATAGCTTGTGCTACAGCTAAACCATATTCCCGAGATTTTTTCTCTGATTCAGGTACTACCTGATCTGGAAAACTGCTATTATAGTTAATGTTAATCATTTATTTTGATTATTTTTGAATTGTATCCCTCATTATTATAGGAACTAATATTTAAAGGAACTTTTGATATAGTTCTTTTCCCGTGTGGTGTATATCTATTTTTATTACAAGCCATTATAGCAAGACCTGAACTTATAGATGCATCATGTTTTGTTCTGTTATTTATATTAAACCCAGCCCAATCATCTAATGTTTGTTGGAAATACATATCCCCATATCCATCACCTATTACACCTATAAAGTTTTCAATATAATCTTCAATAGCCGCCGCATGAGCCTGCTTAATATCTTCACTAGTATTAGGTATACCACCTATCTCTCGTTCAGTTAAAGAAAGTTTATTATAAACCTTATCTGGTCTATTTATAGAATATCCCCTATAACCTCTTCTTTTTAAGTAATATAACAATCGTGGTTTATTATTTTCAGCTAATATTGGCATACCATAAAAAACTATAGCCATTAGAACATCTTCAAAAAATATTTCTGCAGTCTGTGGTCTTGCTATGTATTCTAAGAAAAAACTATTAGGAGGAACATCCTCCATAGAAAACTTAGTTAAACCGTGTAAAGCTCCTTTTGAACCTCTACCGTCTACTGTGCCGGAAATATCATAACTATCACAACCAAAAGCACCAGTATGATCATTTCCAGGATACTTGATACCATTTTTTATTAAATATTTATTTTGTAGTTGTATAGGTGGTATCCATGAGATTAAAAATCTCCCTTGTTTATTAGGGTAAAAAACAACTCTAGTGTCTTTAACTCCATTCTCCCACTGAAAACTACCCTTAGTCAGTATATTTGTATTTCTTAAATCTTCATTATAATCTATTTGTTCATAAATCTTAGTTAGATTAAATAAAGACTGTTTAGCTTCATCTCTAAAAGCGTGTTTCTCTGTTCGTGGAAACTGACGATAAAATTCATTTAAACTATCTTGATCATACTTTAAACCCTCGACTTCATTTTCCCAATGCGAGATAACTCCAATCTGAATTTTGGATCCATCAATGCTGGTGACGGGTTTTTTCGGAGTGTCGAATACAGGAAATCCATGAGTATTGAGGTATCCTTCGTAATTCCACTCCATAGGAATGAACAAACTATATAGTCCTGAGTTAGTCTGACCATTGCGGTTTCTGTTTGTAACATCTGATGCATCATATAACTTTTTAAAATTACCACCTCCTTTATCTAAAGCATTTGATGTTGAACCCATCATACACCTACCAATTATTCTACTACCTAATCTTAGCGTTGTTTTCGTGACACGCCAGTTATTGAGGATGTTGTCCGGACGCTCCCATTTCCCGGATTCGTCGTGGGCAAGGATCTTAAGTTTCTCACCGTCATACGAGTTGTCACCGGTGTTCTTCCAGTCGATTGTGGTGTCCAACCCGACAAGGTCCTCGGGACGTTCGTTCTGATCAAGTTTACGCCGTGTGAGTTTCGAGGCAGGGACTCTATATGCGAGTTCGGTCTTGGGGCGGTCCATACCGTCCTGTATTGGTTTGAAGAAGAACGGGTAATTAACTGATATGGGTACCACTTTATCGGTAAACATCTTCTTTGCATCAGCTCCAGTCTTCGATAATATTCCATATCTGGAATCCGAAGAGATAGTTGCCTGGTGTACAAGTTCTGAAGATGCCATGAATGAAAAGCCAGAACGTCTGTTCTTAAGGTAACACAATCCGTAACATCTGGTGTCCAGTTTACAAGCCTCCCAGAATATAAAGAATATTCGGTTGGACTCACGAAACTCTGGTTGGCCAACATCAATTTTAGTCCACTGCAAGTACATGTAATGAGAACCAGTAATATAACTAGGGATACCTTTGTTATAGAACCAAAAACCTTCATCGCGCCTTTTAAACTCTTCATCAATATAATCATACCATTTATCTTTAAAATTAGAAGGATAATTATTCCAATCAAAAACTGTTTTAATATTAGACAATTCTTTTGGATAATTAGCTGACTCCCAATATTGTTCGTCTTTTTTACCTGATCTTTTATAAACCTCTTCTTCTAATGGAAGGGCAATCTTAAGACCTTGTATTTCATATATTTCCCCAATCTTACCACTTTTACTAATAATAATAACATCATGCTTTTCATTATAACCAGTCTCCCATTTATTATATCTATTATTTCTTTTAAGTATTTTAGACTTAATGTGATTAGGTAAAATTTTATAAAGGGTTTGTATATACATTATTTAAACCTTGTTTCTGCAAATCCTTTAAATTGTGCCCCTTTATCTTTTTTAGAACTTTCTTTCAACATACTTTCCTCTTCTTCTATACGTGTTAGTATTTCAAAAGCGTCAAAGATAGCTAATTTTTTTGTAGCTGCTGCATTTTTTAATCTATCAGCTGATATATCATCTTCTGAATCTATAATTTTTTCTTTAGCAACTTTTATTAATTCCTCAACTGCCTTGTGCCCAGCTTGGATTATACTCTCTTTGGTTTTTTGAGTGTTCATATTTAATTAAAATATCATTTGATTCCATACAATAAAGAAGTTCGTTATCTATAATAAACTCAAATTCTCTATTGGATTTAAAACCAACACAGTCTCCAGGAGTTATTCCTAACACTTCTAATGAGTTATTACTATATTTTAGTATACCAGCATTCTTTTTTAATTTATCCATCTTAGAATCATTATTTTCTAATAACGGTTTTATAAAACAAAAATCATTATGTGGTTTCCAATTATCTTTATTTTTATATAAATATACTTGACCTATGTTAGCAAAATATAGTTCACCTTTAAAAAATTGAGAACTATTTACAGATTTTCCATTCATATCCCAATATCTTCTAAATATATTATGGTGCACAATAACAGTATCACCTTTTTTAATAGGTGTTTCTAATCCTAGTGGAATACCTACTACTTTAGCTGTTCTATTAATAAATTTATGATTTGAAATACTGGAATTAATTATTAATTCTTTTTTATTAATATTAATTTTATTGTTATATCTTTCACCAATTGGTTTTATTATAAATTGATAAATGCTATTCACTAGTATTCTAAATCATATTCTACCGATATAGCCATATTAGAATTGAATTTCTTCCAAGGTAATACCTCATCTTCTTTTTTAATATAAATATTATAAGAAGACTCTTCTTCATCATGTAATATATGAGATATAGTGTGCCCACCATAAACTTGCTGACCAACTGCGTAATGCATGGCATCATTTTTATAATCAGCACCTATACTAATTTTTCTTATAACGCTACTCACTTTTTTCCTCTATTGGAGTGCAAGTACCATCCTGTAGATTTATATTAACCGCACCATACTCTTTTTCTAGTTCACCTTTAAAATCTTCAGTTTCTTGAACAACACCTGCATATTTATGAGTTAATGCATGTTTTTGAGTCTCTAGATAACCTATGTCTCTTAATAGACCAGCCAATGAATCTTGTTGTTCTTTTACTTTTATTAATTGTTCTTCTGTAATTTGTACTTTAGCCGGTTCGGCTTCTATTGGTTTTACTTTTTTCATTTAATTTAATTTAATTTAATTTAATTTTTTACTAGTAAAGGGCTAGTATTCCCGTTGCTGTAGTAGCCGCATCAGTAGTGTATATTTTTCTAAATAATCCATTTACCACTGTTCCTACTGGTATAGCACTTATTGTTACTGTTTGATTTGCTGGCGCACCAACTAATTCTACTTTTATATTACCTCCACTACCAGAATATAATCCAAAACCACCACCTATATTAGGTTCAGCCTCATATATACCATCTGTAGCTACTCCAGTGCCACCACTATAAGGTGGTTGTAAATCTCCAGCTAATAATGTTATTGTTAATATCCCTGTTATAGCTGGCGCTTGAACACCAAAAGCGTTTGACATAGCTGTAGCATCAAAAAGTATAGTTTGTCCAGTGACACCAAGATTAGGTCCCGCGCCTGGGTTTAATGGGGCTGTAACCGCAGCACCATTTATAGTTCCATTAGGCCTTGTTTGTACCACTTGTATTCTATCTACAGTACCAGCACCATCTATTCTAATTTTATAAGAAGCCCCAAATCTATCATTCTGAATTCCTGTTCCTGGGCCTCTTGTACTTACTTGAGCTGAACCTAGAAATGTTCCTCCCGAGGCATATACTATATCTTCTCTAGTAACTGGAAGATTAGCTAGAGTTGAGGCTGAAGATGCTATTAAACCAGCCGCACTTTCAGGGGATCTTAATGTAGCAGATAATAATATATCTACTGCGTGAGTAAACATTCCTGTTTGATTTT